GTCCTTAAATCCTAAGCCCTTGGTATATCCTCCCTTGGCATAGCTTGGCGCCTGCTGTGAGGCTACAATCCCCAATTGTACAGCCCCTAAAGCCCCTATAATTGCAGCAAAGACACTCCCCACGATAGGGCCTTGTTCGTAAGCTCTCATAATACCTACAGCCGTATTGGCTATAATATTCATCATATTCATTGCCTTTTGTGCTTTGAACTGCTTTACACTAAGTTCTTTCTTCTTGGCATCGGCTTCCTCGTCCAAGCGCTGTAGCTCCCTTTGGTATTGCGCCTGTGAGATATACCCTTGGTTGAGCTGGTTGAGTAGGGCTTTTTTCTTCTGTTCCTGATTCTTAGTAAAGGTAGCCATTTCCTTTTGGTTGAGCCCCTGTTGGAGTTGGGAGAACATGTTAAATGCATTATTCATCGCTCCTACAGCCATATCCACAGCCTTAAAGCGGTTGCTCATCTCATCAAGGTTGGAAAAGGTATCCTTCCAGTCCTTGGCCGAGAATCCCAACACATCCACCTTCTCCAGCTCCTTGTCTGCGGCATTCTTCTCTTTAGTGTCCTTGTTGTTCTTGATGTTGTCCAGCTTCTCTTTGATTTGGACTATCTTATCCTCTATCTGGGTGATGTCCTCGACCAGTTTCTCCTTGGCTTCCCCTGTAAGTGTGGAGAGGTAGCCCATAAGGATCTGTTTCTGCTCCTCAAAGTTTTTCAGGCTCAGTGCCAACAGCTCTTTCTCGGCTTGTGCTCTTAGGGCTTTTTTAGCGTCCTCAAGTGTCTTAATCTGTGAGAGTTCCCCCGCTGATAGGTTTTCTCTTAGTTGCTTTTTGGCTTCCTCCAAGCTCTGTATCTCTATGATTTCCTCGGATTTCTGGCGTCGAAGGGCTTCTATTTCTCGGCTTCGTTCCTTGACCCTCCGCTCAGCTTCCTTGGCATGGTATTTCTCCCTGACTTGTAAAAGTTCCTGCTCCTTCTGCTGCTCATAGGCTACCTCTATTTGTTTGTTGAGCTCCATCAGCTTACGCTTTTCGGCTATGGCTTTCTCCCGATTAGGATCATTACTCTTTTCCGCCGCAAGGGTGCTGATTTCCTGTTCCAGAGTGGCGTTTTCTTGTTGTAGCTTGAACTTCTTCTCATTGTATTTCTGCTCTGTGGTGGCCAACTGCTTATCAAGGCTTTCCTCCAGCCCTTGGGCTATCTCCTTCTGTAGCTCCTGCTCTGCCTGTAAGCGGGCACGCTTGGCCGCCTCATACTCTTGGGTATAGTCTTTTGTCTTGGCTGCCTTGCCCTTGCCCTCTCTTGTGCTCTCTGCTCCACTGCTCTCTGTGGTAGTAGGGGTAGCTGTTTGCGCATCCTGCTTGATTTGCGCTTCCACAAGCTCCTTTTCTGCCTTTTCAAGGGCTGTAATATCGTCTTTCAGTTCCTTAAGTTTCTCCGTTTTGTCTTTGTAGAAAGCCTTTAGGTAGCGCTCATTTTGTGTATAGATACTTTTAAGCTCCTCTTCCGAAATCTGCTTCTTGGCATACCTATCCATATAAGGCTTCATCTGTTTGGACAGCTCTTCCTCATAAGTATCTGCAAAGTTATCCAGATTGCTCCCCCAAGTAACAGGATTCCACTTGGATTTGTATTCTTTGACATGCTTCTTCTTTGCCTCGTCGAAGCTGTCTTCCTTCTCTTTGATTTTGGACTGGATACGCTCCAGCTCTCGTTTGGTTTTCAGCGAAGCCACATATTGGTCTATTGCCTTTCGCCCTTCGTCTGTCTTGAGCTTGTCTATATCCAATGTCTTAAAGTACTCTGGAGCGATCTCTTGTAGCTTCTTCATGGCTATCTCCCGCTCCCGCCTGCTCTTGGTCTCATCATTAATAATCCCCACAAGGGTGTTAATGCTCCTCTTTTCATCCTCCACCGCTCTGGATACATCGGCTTGGATTTCTTGAAATAGCTTAGCCTGCCTATTGGCTTCCTCCTGCTTTTTATTAAATAACGCCAG